GGTGTGGGGGGCCTCGGGGTGGGTGTCCGAGTAGCAAGCCCGCCGACTATGGAAAGCGAGTTTAACTGCCAAGAGTAGCAAGCCCGCCGACTATGGATTGAGCATCGGCTCTCCGCCCCGTGAACCTTGCATCTAGTAGGCTCATGCTAAGCGCCAAACCCGAAAGGGCGTGAGGTAGCAGTGTGGACACCCGAACGAAGTGTAGGTGGGATTCTTGCCCATTAACAATTTGATGCGTGAACCGATATGCTTTGAGAATGATTCTCATTGTGTCGCAGTAACACGATTTTATAGGTTTGCGTGAAGTAACCTATCGGTAATACCGCATCCAATACCGCAAGCCATAGGGGTAGGTATAAACACGCAAGGCATGGCGTGGGATGCGGCTTTAATATAAGCCTTGCATGGTGTAGGGTTTATATATCAAGCCAACTTTTAAGGATAAACCATGTCTAATTCTATTACCGTATTTTCCAACGACAATTCTATCGTTACCTTTGAGAACAAAAAAGGTGTGCAGTTTGCGCTTAGCGCTGAAGGTGCATTGTTCAAAGGTGGTGCAGCATTGGTGGCATTAAAAGATGCAGCATTGTTGTCAGCATACAACAAAGCCCGTGATGGAAAATACCGCAGTGCGGCCGATGTAATCGGTGCGTCATTCCCTTCGACTACCAAAGCCTTCGAGAAAATTATCGGTAGCGCATGGGCCAACAAGTCTGCTATGTGCTCATTCCTGAGTGCGGTGGAGCGTGCCGAGCCTGGAAAATCGGGTTACAGCAAAAAGCAAAATGAGGCCAAGGGCTTTGTCGCCTACCTTCGTGAGAATGTGCCTTCACTGGCCGCAAACCCTGAAGATGCATTCACTATCAACGCCTAAACCTTGCCCCTAGGTCATAGCCTGAAGCCCATCATGTGGGCTTTGGAGTGTCACCTTCAAAGGAAAGATATGCGTACACACCTTGTACCCAAGGGCGCAATGCCTCCAATGCCACCACTCATAACTGGCGATGTGGGGCGCAAACTCCAAGGCGGATTACCACCCGAACCTTACCGTGCTCGTAATGCATGGGGCAATGCATACCGCCGTGCTCAAAATGATGGTGTGAGTAAATCATGCCGTGCCGAATGCTTCCATGCAACAAGCGAATGGGATAAAAATGCCCGCAAAGGTATGGGCGGATTCATCGCCGCCTAATTATCTTGCCAAAAAGTGTCGGATAAATGTACGGATAAATACAAAACCTAGTGTTTGTGCGGTCTCCCAAGCCTATTTATCTAATTATCTAATTATCTTATTAAATATGGGTACGCGTGTATGTGAAGCCGACTTCGTGCATACACACCTTAAAGCGCGCAAAGAAAAGCGACCCTTAAAATCCGCCCTGCCTCAAACCACCCCGAGATAATTACCCTAGGGTAAACCCTATACATACGCCACAAGCGTGTGTTCATGCGGGCTGCGGGACATACACACCCAATTTCTATTTATCTTGGGGGGTGGATAATTGCATTTTTCGAGATAAATGCCCCGAGATAATTACAACTTCACATACATACAATGTATGTATACACACCCAATCCCTGTCAACCAACTGGAGAATCAAAATGATGTTTTTCATCAACACATCCCTGCCCGAACGTACGCATACACACCAAATTCCACAAATCGCGGAAGATGATGACGAATTCGTATTCGAGTATCGCCCCGAAATAATGGACGAAGAGACCGACCGTATGCAGCACTCATTCGACCGCGACTGACCAAATCCCACCGCCAATCCCTCAACCAACTGGAGAATCATCATGCGAGTAATAGTATCTTTTGGCTTCATTGGGGTAGACCCCGACAGCCCAGTAGCCGATGAAATTATCGAATCCCTCGTTATAGACACCAAGCAATGGCTACTGGACTACGGAGCATCATATGTATGCGTAGACGATGCCGTAGCAGATAACGATGTAGACAAGGAGGAGGAAGCATGAAACCGCAAGTACAAAATGTAAACGCCCTGATTGCTTGGATGTATGTTTTCGAGTGCATAAAACTGGTGGGTAGCAAGAGAGCCTACAAGGACGCGGCGTTCAGCCAATTAAGTTACGACCTAGGCAAACACTACCCAGTAGAGTTTGAATCTTTAATCTGTATGCTCGGCGCAATCCGAGCCTTTAAGGGGGTCAAATGAGAAAATATCCCGAACCAACCGCCGAAGACTGGATTATCTTGCGGCTAACGCGAGACCTAGTTCGTGCCCAGAACCCATACAAGACGACTACCGCGCCGCGTTCCATTACCTATCTAGTACGAAAGTTAGGCTGGGTGCAACTCGATGTAATGCTGACCCAACTTCTCGCCGAGGAGGGCAAATGAGCCATACACACCTACCAATATGTACGCAATGCTACGCCGTGCGGGTGGAGCCCAGTGAGGCCAAGTTGCACCGGCCGGTGTGCCTAGCGTGCAGGAGCAAACAAAACCAACAGCAAGCACAGCCCAAAGAGCCTTGGGTACAGCGGGAGTTGCCGCTGTGATGTGGCAGGTACGAGAAAGGGGGTGGGAGTCCTATGTCTGGTTTCACGACCTAATAGATAACGACGGCAACCACCTTGGGTGCGTCCGTGGAGACACACGACTGGGGCATGGGTTCACGCCATACACAAATGATATGGCTCACCTAGCTCAGTTCCCAACGCAGTCTACCCTCGAAAACGCCAAAGCCATGCTTGTCGCACACTTTGCATACAAGAAACTCAAAGGAGAGTAAGAAACAACTACCACTGTCCCCTGTCCCCAAAGTGACTGCAAGTCACATACATACGTGAAATAATTTAATCAACCACAAAGGAAAATCATGCGCTACAGCAATATCAAAACATCAATTCTCGAGCAGTTCAAAGCCCCTCGTGGCAATGCCATCGTGCCATTCATTCTTGGTGCGCCCGGCGGTGGCAAGTCTGCTTGTGCCCGAGAAATCATCGCCGAGTTGGGCATCGAGCCTGACAAGGTTATCGAGTTCACGGCATCCCTGCGTGACCCTGTGGATGTACTGGGTACGCCGAACAACGCTGGCGAGTACACACGCTGGGTTCCGCCCGAGGAGTTCTACAAATTACGCCAAGGACAAGGACGCACAGCACTCATTCTCGAGGAGTTGTCTGATGCACCCATCGCCATGCAGAATGCACTGTGTGGAGTAATCTATGACAAGAAAGCGGCTAACTTACGGTTATCTGCCGAGCTGTTCATCATCGCCACTGGCAACCAGACTGAGCACAAGTCGGGTGCGAATCGTATTACATCCAAGTTGGCCAACCGTACACGCCGCTTTGACTTCCAAGAGAACATCGAGGACTTCACCGTGTGGGCACTGGACAACAACATTGACGAGGTGCTGATTCAGTTCTTGCGCTTTCGCCCTGCCCTGTTGTCTGACTTCGACCCCAATCGCTTCGCCAACCCGACACCTAGGTCTTGGGAGCGTGTGAGTCTGATTCCTGCTAGCCTAGACAGCGGACTGTTCTTTGACAACTGCGCTGGAGAAGTTGGTGAGGGTGCAGCAGCCGAGTACACAGGCTTTCGGCGTATCTACCATGCGTTGCCTGACATTGATGGCATCCTGTTAGACCCAGCCAATGCTGATGTACCTCAAGACCCTGCGACTATCTATGCCTTGACTGGTGCGTTGGCTCGTAAGGCTACCAAGGACAACTTCGACCGTGTACAGCGGTACTTGTCACGACTGAGCCCCGAGTTCAATGTCATGGCGACCAAGGACGCTATCAAGTTGCAGCCTTCGATTCAGCACACACGAGCCTTCGTGGAGTGGGCGACCAAGAATGCAGAAGTACTAATGTGAGCCGAGAACTGACTTGGCAAAAACACTCGCCAGCTCTATACGACAACATAGAACGCTGGTACTTGCGTAATGGCAACCTCCTCGTTGCTGTCGCTAGACACCGGCGTACTCACTGGGAGGTGCAGATGGTAGGGCCGGAAGACCCAACGACACACCCGAGATTCAAGAACGCCGAAGAAGCCAAGGCATACGCCACGGCAATCGTAACTCTGGAGAACTAAATGGACGCAAGATACCTAACTTTTATGGCGGCACAAGCGACCCTCGTGCTTGCCCTTGCATGGGATATGGAGGGATATATATCCAAGCTGATGCTTATGTATGGGGCAATGATATTGGGGCATGTGCTGACTGAGTTATTTAACCTAGGAGATTGAGATGCTAGCTGCCAACCAGTGCAACACCATTGTGGTGGAGGTTCGTGATGTGTATGGGGTGTCGAAAGTCTACCCTGTATGCGGCGAGGCGCAAATCTTTGCGGCAATCGCAGGGACAAAGACGCTAAGACCCGAGGATATCAAGCACATAAAAATGCTTGGGTATGAGATACAGATTAAACAACCTGAGGTAAATATATGACACCAGCAAAACTGTCGGATAAGGTGGTTCTAGTCAAGCTGACTATGAAACGCGCAGCACTCACCAAGCGGGATAACTTCCTGACTGACAAGGTGCAGCGTCAAGAGGGAGATGCATCGCTGACGGTGTTGACCAAGCTGTTCCGTGACAAGAATAGCCCCATCAATACCATCATGTCTAAGTTCGGGGAGGTCTACGCTTACCATAAGAAGAACACTATCCCCTATATAGATGCAGGGCCGAGGATGCTGCCCAATGCGATGTACTTCGAGTATGCGCAGGAGATGAAGCACCTCATTGCCCAAGTGGACAAGATGCTAGATACATACACACCAGTGTATGACCAACTGGTACAGGACGATGTGATGTATCGCAACGCCGGTCATGCAGCAGGGCGGGCTTGCCCATCCGAGTACCCCAGTGCCGAGACCTTTCGGGAGTCCATGAGCGCAGCGTTTCGGTTCCAGCCCATGCCCGATGCCAAGCACTTTCTGTTCGACCTAAGTCCTGAGGATGAGGAAGCATTCGCACAGGCCGAGGTGGAAGCAGCGAGCGCAGCAAACTCAGACACAGTGAATCGGATGCTCAAACCACTGGCGTCATTGGTAGCCAAGCTCAAAGAGTACCAAGGTGAGAAGGGAGAGCGGTTCCATTCTTCGTTGGTGGCCAACGTCATCGAGGGGTGCGACCTAGCGTTAAAACTTGCAATCAACCCATCAAAGGAGTTAGTAGATGAAATCACTTACCTTCGCGCAGAGGCTAAAGGCTGCATGGACACCGTTGAAGTCCTCAAAGGTTCAGCCAATGCCCGAGACGCTGCCAAGCGTAGACTTGAAGAAGTCGCAGCGAAAATGTCGGCCTTCCAATAAGTAAGTTAGGAGTTAGCTAATGTTTACAGAACTAGAGTATGTACTAATGATATGTATCGCGGTACTTTTGTGGCGCAACTCAAGGCTTAAGGCTGAACAAGCTGATATGCAAGACCACGCTTCTAGGTACTCATACTTCCTGCTACAGATATACCAAGGCAAGGGTACTGTTGAGCGAGAGGATGGAAAACTAATCTTTAAGGAAAACCAATGAACCACAATGATGTAGGACGAATGTCCAAAACTAGAGGCGTAACTACCACGTTTGACTTTCACCCCGAGGCAATGACTACACGACTGCGGAACAGCGTAGTCAAGATGCTCAAGACTAGGTACATAAGCGGTACTCACGGCTCGCAGTCCAAACGCATAGCGGAGATATTCAATGACCACTTTGAACTATCGTGTGGGATTTCTTCTTGGCGCGGCGTACATGTAAGCAACTGGGATGTGGAGTCAATGCAGAAAGATTTGTTAGAAGTCATCGAGACTGACTGGGCGGCGTACTCACTTAGTAACGCGCAACACCACAGCGATTGGTACAAGACAAACAATCAACAGCAGAGACGCAACATTCTTGACGGCGTTCAGAGTTTCCATGTATCGCTAATCAATCGGGAGTTTCAACCTAGGCTAATTGAAGTGTTCACAAGGAACAGCTTAGAAGACGAGGATTACAAAGCAAAGGTCGAGCTAGCACTGGCAGCCTTGAACGGTACAGAACCAATACGAATCACACAACTAGAAACGAGGTAATGATATGGCAGTAAGCAACTTAGACAAAGCAAAGGTGTCGATAGTTACGCAGCATCCTTTCTTTGCATCCATCCTTATGAAGCGTAAGCTGATTGAGGACAACACTATCCCAACTGCAGGAGTTGACCAACGCGGGCAGATTTACTACAACAAAGAGTTTGTAGAGAAGTTGTCTGTTGACGAGCTGGTGTTCTTGTTGTGCCATGAGGTAGGGCACGTTATCGGGCAGCATGCTGGACGAGTAGGTACACGCAGTAAGAAGCGTTGGAACATTGCCGGTGACGCGTGGATTAACGATATGCTCAAGGCAGCCAATGTCGGCCAGATGATTAAGGGTGGCGTTGACATGGCGGGCTCCAAGGACAAGACCGTTGACAGTATCTACAACGAGCTCCCCGAAGACCAAGATGGCGATGGCCCCGGCGGTACAGGCGATGACCTTCTAGATAGAGGAACACCACTCACTGACGAAGAAGCCACCCGCATTGACGCTGAGACTCGTGTTGAGATTGCACAGGCAGCACAGGCAGCCAAGGCACAAGACAACATGCCCGCCGCACTTGCAGGAATTATTGCAGGGCTGATTGATGTACCCACACCTTGGTACGATATCCTTGAGCGGCACATGACTGCGCTAGTCAAGGGAGAGTATTCGTGGGCTCGACCCAATCGTAGATTCTTAGAGTATGGGTATCTGCCATCCTCAGGCAAGGTTGCACAGGCAGGCGAGGTAGTAGTTCAAGTAGACGTGTCAGGCTCTATCAACGCACTAGAGTTAGACCACTACAACTCCCATGTCAAGCGCATCATCGAGTTGTGCAATCCCACCCGAGTGCATGTCTTGTACACCGACACCGATGTATGCAAGCACATAGTGTTCGAGCAGGGTGAAGAATTCAATCTGGAGTTCTACTCTGGCGGAGGCACTGACATGGAGGCTGGCTTTGCGTTCTTAGACAAAGAAGGAATAAGCCCTGAGGTTTTTGTATGCCTTACTGACGGTTACACAGACTTTAATGTAGAAAAAGCACCAGATTATCCAGTTGTTTGGTGCATAAGTAGTGACATCGTGGCTCCTTACGGCGACAATATTCACTTTACCTTGGAGCAACAATGAAACAAGCTAACGTGAACGACCCAGTAGATGCTCTCATCGAGAGCTATTCCAAACTTCTGACGCAGTGCTACGACGCACTTGCCGAAGATGTAGACCAAGAGCGTAGAGATGTACTACGTGAGGTACTTGCTGACTTCTTGAAGAAGTAAGTCGGTGACCCCCGAGGGGTTGTGAAGAAGCAATAAGCTCGCACGGCCTTTCTTTTTTAACCACAAATGGAGAAACGAAACATGGCAACAGTATTCGTAACGAAAGAGCTACGCTCACGCGTACACAACCGCATCGGTAATATGCGGGATAGAGAACTACAGACCCTATGCCCAAAGATTGGTACTAACATCAGTCTTGACGCATCCTATCTGTTCAACCTTGCAAGCTGGGGTAAGGAACACTACCACTTGTTAAGGCTGACTCCAAAAGACTGGCTTTACACTCCTGAGAATGTGTCCTTGTATATCTTGGACGATGCGACCAAGCAGAAATGCCGCATGCGGTTTGTTGGTGTAACTGATGCACACGCTCGACCATCAAACAACCGCTACTCCTATGACGAATCCACCATACTCATAGAAGACTTGCGTGCGCTGCCCGAAGAAACCATTGGGCGTACCGAAGCATTGGAGTACTGGGACTCTTTCAGGGAGCACTGCGACATTACGCAGCGTTGGGAAAAGATTCGCACTGACGTGGATAACTTCTTACAGAAGTGCAAGTCTGTCAACGAGGGCGTTAAGTTGTTCCCTAACATTCGCATGTACCTACACTCCGAAGACATTGAGCGTCTTGACAAGCAAGTTGTCCGCAAGGCATCCGAGCGTCAGGATATTGTTGCTGACTTGAACGTGTCCGAGCTTACAGCAGCAGCTGTGTCTGCAAAACTTATGGGCGGTATTTAACACAGGGGTACTTCATGACACTACGTCAACAATTCCTTGAGCTGCCACGCAAGCAGCAAGCCGAAATTCTAGAAAAACACCGAGACATAAACGTATACGAAGACTGGCACGAATGCACTAAAGCTGATTTCACAAATACTATGGAAGCTCGTGGTATCTATGTCAATGCGGTGTACTTCACTGGTTTCTGGTCACAGGGTGACGGTGCTTGTTTTGAGGGCAATGTAAATAATTGGGAGCTGTTCTTGAAGTCCCTTGGGTACACATGCCCAGCACTCATAAGC